CCGACATCCAGAATCCGTGGCGCAGCATCCTGCTCAGCCAGCCGGCCTCGTTTCGCGGCGTCATTTTCCATGTCGAGTCGGCCAGTCGCAATAGCGGGCGCCGCATCGTTACGCATGAATATCCCAAGCGCAACGACCCCTATGCCGAGGACATGGGGCGCAGCGCGCGGCGCTTTGCCTTTACGGGATACCTGATCTATCGGCCATCGAATGCGGTCTATGAATACACCTCGCAGCGCAAGCGGCTCTATAGCGCCTTGGAGCAGGATGACGTCGGCACGTTGGTGCATCCCGTTTTTTGTCCGGGCGGTTTGTCAGTAGCCTGCGAAAAATATGGCATGGTCGAAACCCGCGATCGCGGCGGCTTCACCTCGTTTGACATGCAATTCGTCGAGGCGGGCACGCCGGGCAATCTGATCGTCGCCGCCAACACCGTCGCGGCGGTCACCAATGCGGTGACCCAAACCAACGCTGCTGCTTCACAGACAATAACGGACATAACGATACGGCCACCTCCGGGAGGATTTCCAGCGCCATCGCCGCAGCAACAGGGACGCCGCTGATGTCGCTGCAGTCGGAAGCGACCGAGATCACCGGCATCGTCAACCGTTTCTGCGACAAGGTTGCATTGCTAGTCGCGCCGGTCGGAACGCAGGGTGCCGAGGTGCGCCGACAAGTCGGTGACATCCGTGCTGATGCGTTGAAGATGCTGGCCGATCAGACCTTTGCGTCTGCGGTGCTGACCTGCTTCGAGACGCTGCGATCATTTCCTACCACGACCGTCGAGCGTATGGCCTGGGTGCGCGAAGCGTTGGTGCTGGAACAACCGATCGGCGTGATTGCAACAACCCTCGTGGAAACTTTGATGGTGCTTTCGATCGGCTCGGAAAGCATTTTGATGACGCAGCGGGTGTTCGTCGCCCGCGACGATGTCGATGCGATGATTGTCTTTGCCAAGAATGCCTTCGATCAGGTGCGCGACATCACCGCGGAGGGCCTGGACGCCAACACCTATCAGAACGTCACGCTACTAGCTGGCAAGGTGATCGCGCATCTCGCTACCGTCGCGCGTCCGCTGCCGCGCATGGTTACGTTCGAGCTGGCAATGTCGTATTCGGCATTGTCGGCGGCCCATCTGATCTATCAGGACGCGAGCAGGTTTGAAGAACTCATGGCCGAGAATCACACCGTGCATCCGCTATTCATGCAGCGATCGATCGTCGGATTGTCGGCATGACCGATATCAGGCTGGTCGAATCGCGCAGCCCGCTGATCGCGGTCACCATGGACTGGCTGCTGAAGGACGACGGGCTAATTGACGAGAGCGAGGAACTGGCGACCTCGGTTCGGGTCGCGCTAGGTACCGACGCGCTGGCGGATACTGATGAGATATTGCCTGATCCCGATTCGACCGACCGGCGCGGCTGGTGGGGGGATTGGGAAGCCGACATCTGGGAGGGATGGCCGATCGGCTGCAAGTGCTGGCTGCTCTCGCGCAGCAAGATCGTCGATGCCAGCGCCAAGGAAGGCTCAACGCTTGAGCGGGCGCGCAACTACGTCACCGCCGCGATCCAGCCGTTCGTCGATCGTGGTGTGATCAGCGGGTTCACGGTTGACGTCAGCGTCCGCATCCCGGACTGGATCGAGGTGTCGGCTGTACTTTATCGCGGCCCGCTGAGTGACATTCAGCTGCGGTACCAACTGTTGTGGCAGGAGATGTCTTGAATGCCCTGGCAAACTCCGTCGCTGCGCACGGTTCGCGAGATGGTGCGCAACGACGTCATTGCCTCGCTGTCGGGCGCAGTAACGCTGGGCAACTCGGTGCTGCGGGTGATCTCGGATGCGACGGCTGCGGTGGCGCATTTGACCATGCGCTACATCGACTGGCTGGCAAGACAGCTGATGCCGGACACGGCGGAAAAGGAATGGCTCGACCGTCACGGCAATATCTGGCTGACCAATGCCGACAATACCACCGGGCGCAAGACCGCCACCTATGCCAGCGGCACCATCACGCTGACCGGACTCTCGGGCATTGTGGTGCCGAGCGCGACCCAGTTCGCCTCATCGACGACGACTTATGAGACTACCGCGGATGTGACGCTGGGCTCGACCGGCGTTCCGGCGCCAGCTAGGGCGCTGACTCCGGGAATCGGCGGCAACATGGAGGCAGGTGATACGGTTGGCATCGTAGCGGCGGTCGGCGGGGCTGACAGTGTCGCGACCGTAGTCAGCATGGACAACGGCACTGACGAAGAGACCGACGACGAACTTCGTACCCGCATCTTGTTTCGCATCCAGCGGCCGCCGATGGGCGGTGATGCCGACGATTATGAACTATGGACGTTAGCCGTTTCTGGCGTGACGAGGGCATGGGCATCGCCCAACGAGATGGGCGTGGGCACCGTGACCGTCCGCTTCCTGATGGACGACCTGCGGCCGCCTCATGGCCTGCCGAACAGCGGCGACATTGTCGCGGTCGCGGACTATCTCGACACTGTTCGCCCGGTAGCGGTCAAGGAATGTTTCGTCGTGGCGCCGATACCCTATTTCTATGATCTGTCGATCTCGGGCTTGGCGACCGACACGCCGGAAGTCCGGGCCAACATCGAGGCGGCGATTAAGGATATGGAGAAGCAGCGATCGGCGCCCGGTCAGACCATGTACCGGTCATGGGTCGATGAAGCCATTGCAGGCGCGATCGGCGAAGACCATCACGAGCTGACCTTTAGTACGACAGCGATGCCGTCGCCCGGCTATATGCCGTTCGTCGGCAACATCATTTATACATGAGCTAAAGCCATGGCCGACGATCGGCACATCACCCGCATCGGGGCCGATTACGCCACCCAGTTTGCAGGATCGCTGCCACGCGGCATCGCATGGCCGCGTGAGGCTGACAGCGTACTGATGCAGGTGGTGCGAGGCCTGACCAACGTCTGGGGTTATGTCGAGAATCTGGCATCGTTGCTGCTGGAGCAGGAAAGCGATCCGCGCCTGACAGTCGCGCTGCTGCCGGACTGGGAGCGAAACTGGGGCTTGCCCGATCCGTGTTACACCGCGCCGCAAAGTGTCGCCGCGCGCCAGCTCGCGCTGGTGCAGCGTATGACGCTGGAAGGCGCGCAGTCGCGCGGCTTCTTCATCAATTTCGCCGCACAGCTTGGTTACTCGATCACGATCACGGAATATCGGAGCTTCGAGGTCGGACTGGATTGCTGCGGTGACGGCCGGGTCTACGGCGACGGCACAAATCCGATGTTCAATAGCCTGTTCGTCGGCGGTTATCTACCGGTCTATGATCCCAACGGCGAGCGAATCGGCAACGGCGTGTTGTCGGAATATCCCAACTACGGGCTCGGCCCGGATACCAACCGTTTCTATTGGACGGTCCATGTCCACAAAGCCAATCTGCAGTGGTTCCGTTGCGCCTCGGGCCAATGCGGTGTCGATCCTCATCTGATCATCGGCATAGCCACCGATCTGGAATGCGTGCTCAACCGATGGCGGCCCGCACATACGCAGATCATCTACGATTACACCAATTTGACACCTGGCAATCCGATGGAGGGAACGCCGTGAAACTGCAATGGAGGGCAAGTTGAAATACAATGTACCCTACGGTAAGGCCGACGAGGTGACCTGGGGCGATACGCCCTATGTCAACGGCAATCCTTCCACCGGAACGGCAGGTTCGATTCCGCCCGCGGCGTCGATTGAGTATCCCCAGCGAGAAATCGTCAATCTGATCAAGGATGCTGGCATAGTGGCCAGCAACAGCGATCTGCAGCAGCTGGCCCGCGCCGTTCAAAGCGGCATGCTGATGTATGGCGTGGACACTGGAAGCGCCAATACGTACTCAGTCAATCTGACTCCGGCGCTGGCACAATACTATGACGGATTGTCGGTGTGGGTCATTCCGGCCAACAGCAATACAGGCCCCTCGACCATCAATATCAACGGCGTGGGTATCCGCAGCATCGTCCATCGTGGCGGCGGCGCGCTGGTCGCCGGAGACATGCCGGGCAGCTATAAATCGTTGCTGGTCTACAATACATCGCACGCCAACTTCGAGCTGTATGGCATCGGTGTTGGTTTCGATCCGACCCAGATCGCCACGGTGGCTCCGATATGCGTCGGCTTTTCCTTGCGAGTCTCGGCCTCGTTGACGGCAGCATCAACCAGCGTCGTGTTCACAGCAGCAGAGATTGCCGTCGCAACGCCTGTCACCACCGGTCAAACCGGAACCATGCTGTCGAACTTCAATAGAACTCTTAATGTCGCCACGGTCGGCGCGGGCGGCATGGACATCGGCGCGGCTCCCGCCAGCAGTTTTGTTTACATCTACGCCATCTACAATCCGGCGACGCTGACGTCTTCTATTCTCGCCACGCTATCGAGCGCCAGCACCACTGTCATCTACAGCGGCACGCACATGCCCGCTGGCTATACCATGTCCTGCCTGATTGCCGTTTGGCCGACCAATGCATCGGGCCAACTGCTCGCCGGTCAGCTCGTCGATCGGCTGTGGACCTACGGGGCGTCGCCGCAGGTTCTCAACAATGGCACGGCCACCTCGCCGACTGCCATAAATCTGGTCAATACCGTGCCGGTGGTGGCGCGCAGCGCGACGGTTCAGTTCGCCGGCAACGAGCAAGTATCGGTAACGGCAACTTCGCAGGCGAATCTTTATAATGTCTCGACCGGGGCGTCGCAGCTGATCGTGTCAGCCTCGGCCCTCGGCGGCACCATCTGGGTCAATGGCGAAATAGCTCTGGCGACCGCGCAGACACTCTATTATGCGGCCGGGAAGACCTCGGTGCTGACTGCGTTAGTGCTTCTCGGCTATCGCATCTAGAAAATGCTGCGACAAGGCAAATGACCATCGTCAACATCAACGTATCCAACGATTCCGATTTTAATCGGGCGTTTGTCTACAAGGACGCGACCTTGACGCCGATCGACCTGACCGGCGCCAGCCTATACATGCGGCTTCGCGCCAAGATGGAAGATGCCACCGTCTCGATGGAATTATCGATCCCCGCCGGTTCGATTATCCTGACCGATCCGGTGAATGGACTGTTTCAAATTTTAATCCACCAAGTCGATCTCGAACGTCTGACTACCGGGGCCTATTACCAATCGCTGATCTGGCTGGATACCGACGGCAGTAAACAGGAATTGTGGCACGGCAGTTTCACCAATAACGCGGGAGCCTCGCGATGACGGCGGTGGATGTCACTGCCGAGCCGCCCGTCGTCGAGATCATCGCCGAGCCGGACGACGTCACGGTCATCGTCCCGGAAACCCAGGCGCCGCCGACGACTGTCCCGCCTTCCGTGATATTGCTGGGTTATCTTTCGGGCTGTGCCATCTCCGTGGCGGGCTCGTCGTTCACGGTATTGCCGGGAATGGCAGCCGACGCGACGGCAATTGATTACATCCAACTGACGGCGGCAGTTACCAAGACGACGGACCTTTGGGTCGCGGGCAACGCGGGCGCCTTGGACGTCGGTTCGATCGCAGCCGGCACTTGGTATCACCTTCACCTCATCAAGAGACCGGATACTTCTCAGACTGACCTCGCGCTTTCGGTCAACCCGGTCGCCCCGCTGTTCGGAGCTGCCATTCCGTTGGACTTCACGCTGTCACGGCGTATCGGGTCGATGTTTTATATAGACGGGGTTTCGCAATGGCGGCGTTTCAGCCAGCTTGGTGACGAATTCCTGCTCGGGGTGGCCATCCAAGATGTCAACATCGGCACGCTCAGCACCAGTTCGACGCTGTGCACTCTCTCCGTGCCAACGGGCATTCAGGTCATGGCCAAGATCAGGGGCGTGTTCACAGATGCCAGCGCCAATTCATTCCTGTTGATCACGTCGCCTGACGAGAACGCACAAGTGGCTAACAGTCCCGTTGGCAATCGAACGTCGGCAAATCCCATCGCGGGCGGGGGCGGGGG